CTGTTACAGATTCAAATTTTGTCAAAGGTTTTGCTATTGCCGACATAGAAAGCGGAAGTCCTGCTAAATAACCTAATAGAAAAGGTATTGCATTATCTCCTGTAACTTCTCCCCTATCATCTTTAAACTTTACTTTCTCTGTAGTTAAATTAGTTGCTCCCATATCATCTGTAGTAGTTCCCTTATACACCATTGCTTTATATTTTTTTTTGTTATTTTTTCTCTGAGCTTTTACCCACATTGTCAAATCATCTTGATCCCCTTGTATTCCAGATGCTATTGCAACCCATGAGTTTCTAGGTATAGCACCTTTTAGTCTCAAAAGAGTAACAGCTAGATCTGGAACAGCTTTGGCTGTTGTTATTACATATAGTTCTAAAGGAATTCCTTCTAAAGCATCTTTTATAAACAATACGTTTCCAGGTTCAAACTTAGCTTCTTCTTCTGTTGTAAGATCTTCAATAGATTCATATTTTACTAGATAATCCTCTGTTGTATCATCTAATAAGATCAACACTGCCGTCCCTCTTTCTCCCCTCGCTACCGCACTTACTCCAAGCCCTTTAAAAACTAGCTCTAGCTTTGGCATTCCATTATTTGTTGGACTCATATTTCCTCCTTCTAATTCCGTTACTTGCGAAATTAATCAATTTCCAAGTTTTCCATTTTTTCATTGTTATTTTCTCTGTTATAATATTCATCTAGATTTATATCAAACTGAAATTGTAATATTTTTTTACTTTCATTAAATTTAGCATCATTTATTTCTACCATAACTGATTCTCTTTCTTCTGTTTCAGGGAGAACCTCTACATAGTTATTTTCTATAAATAACCCCTCAAGCAACTCCTGCATGTCTAGTAACTCCACTTGATTCTTATGTTTATCCTTTGGGAAATAAATTATTCTTACTGTCATATCCCTTATTTTTGAAGTTTTCATAAAATCATTAACTTTTATGTTATCTAACTCTATAAAAAAAGATGGTCTAGAAAACCCTTCCTCAACATCCTGTGTTTGCACCTCTATCTCATCAGAAAGTGTCTTTAGATGTTCAACTATTGCAGTTAATATATCTTTGTATTTTGTCATTATCTACACCTACTCAAAATCCATTTTTCTTAAATAATTCATTTTTAAAATTTTCTATATTAGCCTCAAACTCTTCTTTATAGTCCTTTGCGGTATTATCAAATACATAATAACCTTTTTTAAATCCATGTTTATCTCCTTCAGAACCGTCTTTTTTATTTTTGCCTTTTATAATATGCCCTTTTTCAATTAGATGAGCTAAACTACTAGCAGAGTAAGCGTCCACCGATAAACCATCATCAGTATCATATACATTCCCAGCCTTTATAGATTTAAAATAATTACCGCTATGAGCTTTTACCTTAGTTTTAGCATTGTTTAGAGTCTTAGTTTTTAGCTTATTAGCTTCTTTCTTTAAAAACTTCTTTGCTTCTTTCCCACTTGATATTTCTTCCGAAACTTTTAATAGTTCTTTTGCAAAATCATCTAATTCACTCATAAACTCTACTCCTCATATAAAAATACATTTAAATCTAAATATTCATTACTATCAAAATTAGGCATAATATGGCTTATATCATATCTTTGCCCCTTATGAATAATCCAATTAGCATTAGAAATATCCGTTTTTCTTATCATAATTTTAAAGTTAACGGTACTTTTTATAGTGTTTCCTTCTTCACCACTTGAGAATCCATAGATAGGAGATATTTTACCCCATATTTTCTTTATAAGTTTTTTTTCTGTTGAGATACCAAGGTCTGTATCAACCTTGGTATTTCCCCATATTTCTAACCTATTTTTTAGCCTACTGGCCAATGTTTTTTTACTCATAATCTTGGACCATATTTTTCAATTTTGTACAAAGGGAAGAATAGATATTATTAACTTTAAATTCTCCATCACTAGAGGCCCTATTTTCATATCTATCAGTTACAATAACTCGTTGTGCCATCTTATAAGTTTCTGTTCCTCCACACTCCTCATAAGAAGCTCCTGTTGAGTTCATTATCTCTTCCTTACTAAATTCAAGTAGAGAAGTTATAAGACTATCTTCATCATTCTCATCAACTCGTAAATAGATCTTTGTTTCTTCTAGTGTTAACATTAAGCCCTCCTCCCAAAGTTTAAACTAATAATGCCAACAATATTTGAACTGATTTGATATCTCCATTGATCTTCCCATCAAATCTAAATGCCCCTTTAATCTCTGTAATATCATTTCTCCAAGCATCTCCACCTATTTTAGTTGACTCAATTATCAGTTGTTCCCTGTCGTACATTGTATATAATAATTTTAAATCTCCAATTACAAATGGAGTGTAATTCTTTGTATCTCTGACTACAGCAGGTAAAAATTTAGTAGGTATTTTTACTATCTCTTTTCCTAAAAAAGAATGCCCACTAGCTTTAGTTGCATCTTCTTGGAGGTATGATCTGCCATTACCATCTTCTAGTCCATCAATATGATCATACCCATCTGAATTTGTAAAAATAACAATATTATCAGAATCTACATCATCTAAATCTTTATTAATTATTGTTTTAAAAGTTCTAATAACTGGATTAGTTTCTATTTGCTTAACTCTTGATTCCAATTTCCCACCAGAACCAATATTTTTCATAATCCCTTCTGCTGCTTTTACTCCTCCACCATTAAAAACTTGATAAGCATAAGTATTTAATTCGTTCTTAGCCATCCATTTAAGAATAAAAGTCAATAAGTTCTCAGGCGTATCAGCTAATAGTTCATTTGTAATAGGAATATACCCTGCATATTTTCTTATTGCGTACTCCACTTCTTCCAAAGTAGGTTCATGAAGCTTTTGTATTGCTGTACCTTCATCTACAGAAGCAAACCCTGTAGCTTCAGGTTCATTTTTTTCTTTTACTCTGCTACCTTTTAAAACAGATGTTTTTTCAATATCAATATATTTTCTGATATCAAAAGATCTTCTTTGTAGTTCAATTATCTTAGTTTTAACATCCTTAGGGACTATAACCCCACCATTTTCTCCGTTACCTTCTTGCATAAGGTTTTTAATCTCTGATAGTTCTTCCCTTGTTGCAGTTCCTACGATAGCCTTTGCTACTATTTCACCTAAATTTACATCTGCTTTAGGTTCTGGTGCTTGTGGTAATACAGTTCCTTTTGTTTGTGCTTTTACTGCTTCTTCCTCTGATTTTACTGCTAAAGCTAACTTCCCTTCTTGTAAATCTATATCTGCTTTAATCCCGTTAAAAATTTCAATACTTTCAGCAGCTTCTGCGGTTACCCTCAATTCCTCAATTTTTGCTCTTATTAGATCCGATTTTTTCATTTGTTCCTCCTAATTATTTTAATTTTAATTTTAATTTTGCTAATATTAATTCTTTGTTTACTATTTTTTCTTCCGCTTTAAGATTCTCAAGCGGTATATTTGTAGAATTTTCAATACCTTTTTTATCTTTTAACTCATTTCTAATCTTGTCTATAACTGCTTGGGGTAATGTCCCATCAGCTAAGGTCTGTTGAGAAGCTACTATCTTAGTTTCAGTAAACATAATTTCATCTGCAAACTTATAATCTACTGCTTTTTTTGCATCAAACCATGTTTCAACTTCCATGAGTGCTAATAATTCATCATGTGACATCCCTGTTTTTATCTCATAAGCATTTGCAATACCTGCATCAATAGTCTTTAACACCTCTGCATTATGTTCTAATTCACTGTGATTCCCGCCTGTACTAATTGACGAATTATGAATCATTATTCCAGCAGTAGGCGACATCATAACCTTTCTCCCCGACATAGCTATTACAGATGCGGCACTTGCTGCTATTCCTACTATTTTTACGATTACATCTCCATCATAATCTTTTAAAGCAGTATATATTTCAGACCCAGCATGTACAGCTCCTCCTCCAGAATTTATTATGATTTCCAGTTCCTCATTTTTCTTTGCTTTATTCATTAGTTTGGAAACTAAACTTGGTGATGTTGCTGGTATTTCAAAGTAGTCATAGATCCACTGATCGCTATCAGAAATAATAGGCCCTTTTATATCTATCTTCATTTCTTAATCACCCCCTTGGCTATATTGTTTCCCTATGTCTTCTAGCCCTATAGCATTTCCATTTCCTATGAGGATATCTCCTCCATCCTTATATGGTAAATTCAGTTCCTCACGGACCTCATTAGGGGTCATTCCAAAATTGGATAAATACTTACTATAAACTTCTGCTTGGGTCGTGTTATCCATTTTGAAAAGTATCTTTTCATTAATTTCTAACCTACACCCTTTTTTCAGTTCATCTGGTCTAAGCAATTTATAGCTTAATTCTTGCTGGTAATTGCTAAACAAAGGTTGTAATGTATTCACATAAAAATCTATCTGTTGTGTCTCAGAGTTACTATATGATGATTTATCGTAGTTATTAATTATATTTGGCTTAATCCCAAATGCTGCTGCTAATTGAAGTGCCGAAACCTTATTATTCTCAAAGAATTGTGCATCTGCCAATTTCATATCCAGTAATTGTGCTTGCATCCCCATAGGCATGGGTATAAACTTCCCACTTCCTTGAGATCTAGAAAATCTCTCTAGTGATGCTGCTACATTTGCTTCTGCTTTTTTGTTCAATTCTCCAGTGTAATGGACTATTACTTTTGAACCAAACATATTATTCTTATAAAGTTTGTTTAAGAATCCTATTGCATTTTTCCCAGTGTTTATTTGAGTTTTTAGATATTCTTTTACAGGTATTCCAGATAATGCATTAAATGAAATTATTGTTTTAAAATGTAAGATCTCGTCTTTTAAAAATTTATATCTTTTACTAGTTTTTGGATCTGTCCATACATACCAAACAGCATTCTCATTATCAAATAATCCTTTATCGTCCATCCATATTTCCATTTGGTCACTAGGCAATATCCACAAGTGCTTTACAGCTCCTTTGCGATCAGTTTCTACATATGCATATGAATTTCCATAATGTAATTTATTTAGTTCTATAGCAGCCCAGAAAGTAGACGCTGAATAATATGGGTTAGGTCTCATATTTAGAATTAAATCTAATGGACTGTCAAAATCTTTTTCTTTTCCTTTTTTCTTAGTCCTAATTCTCCGTTCCCAAGGCATTTTAGACATAGTTTCCGCCATATGTTTGAGACATATATAATAAATTGTTTCAGACATATCACTAGAACTATCAATAGAATCAGGATCTATCCCTAATGTTTTTAAAATACCATTTATGTTTGGATCTGCTAATGTAGTTTCTACATTTTTAGGGTAAAATTTTTCTTTTATTGCTTTTATCGCTTTAATTATTATTGTTTTCACCTCCTTTTATAAGACCATTAATTATCCATATAATTTATTTAAACTTTCCTCCGATGCATATTTAGTCACATCAAATACAAATTCGTGATACATTGCCAATTTAAACCCACCTAAAGTTGCATCAATTGGGTCAATTTTCTTTTTAGTTGCATCTTTATCTATTTTTATAAGCCCATTATTCTGTCTAATCATTGCATTTCCCATAGCAAACGTTAGTAATGGATTACGTGTATAATAAACATTCCCACTGTATACCTGTTCTCTAAATCCATTAGTGCTTTCATTTAGTGACTTATACGATTGATAAACTTCTACACATTCATATCCTTCATTTTCTGCGTCTAACATCAATTTAGAACTGTTTGCAGGGTCAAAGCATAGAGTTTCAATATCCAGATTGTTTTCCTCACAAAACTCTATTACATAGTTCATAACTTGCGTTTGATCTACAATGGGAGTGTTAGTTACTGTTAAAAAACCTTGATCTTCCCAAGATTCGTAAGGAACCTTATCTAGATGTGTTCTTTCTATAAGTTTCTCTCTATTTGCAATGAATGAGTGAGTGAATAAAGCATATTTAGCAATATCACCTACCATTACAGGAATAACAAAGGCTACACTGGTCAAATCAATCTTAGAAGACATATCAAAGCCCACATAGACACTTCTGCTCTTCCATTCGAAAGGTATTATTTTAACTTCACATTTTTTCCATTTATCCATATCCATATAACCCATATCTTTTGCCTGTACCCATTCATTTAAAATTTTCGTTCTAAATGAAATCATCTTTTCAGGAATATCAATAGCGACTTTATGAGTCATTTCAATTCTTTCCATTCCTTCTTTATAACTAGTTCTGATTGGATTAGCTTTTTTCCAAATCCTTTTGTCACTAAGATTTTTTTTATCTTCATCGTCAATCTCACATATATCTCCAAAATATTGTTCATTAGTAACTTCTAGATTAGGATTAAGTAAATTAGCCACATAAGTATATTCATTTGTATAACATGGGTAAGATAGATCTACTCCAGCAGTAGTAATTATCATCATCAAGCCTTCTTTTACATCAGACCCAATAAACAAATCATAAAATTCTGTTGTCTGGTGTTGGTGGTATTCATCAAGAACCAATACTGCTGGATTAGTCCCATCACCTTTCTTCCCATCTTCCTTGGACAATGCTTTTAAAAAACTTCCACTTTTTATATGGGTAATAACATTATTGGTTAATTTAAATTTAGGTGCTAACAAACTTCCTCTAAGCATTAATTTAGCCTCATTAAATATTATTTTGGATTGTTCTCTTTTAGTTCCAGCACAGTAAGTTTCATATACTTCATTGTTTTTAGTTGACTGTACTGACATTTCATAGAGTGTTCCCCCAGCTTGTAATTGAGATTTAGCATTTTTACGTCCTACTTCTACAAATCCAATTTTAAACCTTTTATTTCCTGTTTCTTTATGCCTCCACCCATACAGTTGACACATAATAAATTTTTGCCAAGTTGTAAGATGAATTGGTTGTCCTGCCAGAATTCCTTTGGAATGTCTTAGGTAGGAAAACCATTTAACTATCTTTTGAGCTTCTTCTTCATCCCAATAATATTTCCAATTTTTTTCAAGATCATCCAGGAACCTTTGACAAGCCTGTTTATGTTTTTTCCCCGAGATATAATCCTCATATTCTGATACAAATACATCCCCAATACAATTATGAGTGTATTTTATAAGTTCTTCCTTAATGGTCATGCTTATCCCTCCATCTTATATTCCAAACTCATCTTCCATTTTTTTATCTTCATTATTTATCTTATTATTTCCTAAGTTCAGTCTACTTTCAGATGTCAATCCTAGTAAACCTGAGTATTTTTTTATCTCATCAGAATATTTAATTTCCAAAGCAACTAATGGATTGGGTTCTCCCAATATCATAACTCCTTGTTTAGTTAGTTTAGAGGATATATTTCTGTATCTTATAAAAGCATTGCAATACAACCCTAAGTTGTTATAATCTAGATTACTTATAAGAGATTTTTTTCCAAACTCTTTGATTAACCTTTTCCATTCTTTGTGAGCATCTTTATCTACTAGCCACTTAGGAGGTGTTTTAAGTTGATCATTCCCTACAAATGTAGATTCTTCTTCCAACTTCTTTTTTGCTATCTCTGATTTTGTATTATGCCTGGCTTGTGTTTCTACAGATGTCTTTTGTTTTGCCATTTTCCACCTACTTTTTTCATTTTATTTGAAAATTTCCAAAAATATTCCATTTGGGAAATTTGCGTGAGAAATTCTAAAGCTGCGATGATGGGGTAGTAGTGAGAAACTTTATTAATACCCCCTACCTTTCATTAGCTTTCTCTATTGTTCCAGAGATTTATCATCTTTAGTAGTTCTACCTGTGTTCCCTTCTTATTTGTTTTGTATAGTTGATGTATCTCTCTATGAGCTTCATCAGTGAGTGGCATTAAGTTATTAATATCTAAAGACTTACTAATATCATCCTTCACCTCAACGATATGATGGACTACTATTCCTCGTTCTATTCTCTTATGCTTTATATAACTCCACAAGCACAACCCATCAAACCTATTTATAACTACTAGCCTTAGCTTTCTCCATGCTCTAGACTCATAGAAACTATTGTGTGTCCTTTGATAAGTCGTGTAATAACTATCAGCTTCTTTTTTCGCCTTGCCTTTACATTTGTTGGGACACTCTTCCCCATATGGATACTTAGTCTTACACTTGTCACAAAATTTCATAAATGCCATAATAACTACTCCTCATCTAGATACAGTAAAGATTTCTTCTTTTTTAATTTATAATCGATATCTTTTGATTTCATATCTAATTTTTGTTTTACTATCTCAAGTTCTGTTTTTATTTTATCTAAATGAAGTTTGGTTTTATCCATAGACTGTTTGTGTTTTAGCTCTTCTTCTTTTAGGGCTATCATTTTTCTTTCTTTGAGAGGTAGTACTCCTCTTAATTCTCTTCTCTTATCACCTATCATCATTGTAGTTTCTACAAGACCTTTTACAGTCCCATCAATTTTAATAGTTAAGTTCCCTTTCAGGTTTTCAATATGTCTAAATATATCTTGATACGGGACTTCCCCATCTACCACTTCTTGAAATTTAGCAAGAGTTTCATCTTCTTTTCTCATTAATTCTTTTATTCCAATAGTTGCATCTTTCAGAAAAATATCTTTACTTTTTTTTACTGCTATTTTTATCCCTTTTGAGAATTTAAGCCACTTACCTTTTTTAGACCTAGCTTGTACTGTCTTTTCATGAAACCCATATTTTTTAGAAAGTTTTACATAAGAGGTATTGGTGGTTTCATATTCTTTTCTAATTTTTTCCCATGTTTCAAAATTTGATTCCATTTTCTCCTCCAATTCTAAAATTTAAGATATAAAACAGATATAAAAACAACTGCGTCTCCTCGTTTTATAAAGGGAATTACCACACTTTTTTTCAATATCATTTCGGTCCAATCCTCTTATTTTATTGGCATAGAACCATTTTATGTGGTAAGCTATAATAGCTTACTGTAAATCAAAATAAATCGAGGTCTTTTACAACCTTTTTTATGTGTTCTAAAGCATCTATTCTATTAGTTTTTACAGTTTTAAAATTATTAATTAAACTATTTTTTCGATCATACTTCTCTTGTTTTTTTTCACTAGATTCATTAGCTATCATTTCGAGTTGATTATTCCCCCAAATTTCGATAGAATAATCTTTAACAAAATTTTTAATAAATAACCTATCGTGTATCTTTTTATATCTTTTTAAACCCCTTGATAATCTTTTTACTGACTTATTGAGATTAATTTCTAAATTACTTTCAGTTAGGCCAGATTCAATAATTATTTTTTTAAATATTTTATCTATTACATCTTCTGGGTTTTCAAGTAGCTCTTCTAAAGTAAGCTTCTTGGTAAAAGTATTCTCTAAACTTTTCCCTTTTAATTTGATTTCAAACCTCAAAAATTCTTTAAATTCTGTAACTACTTTTCTAAGATCTGTAAAATTAATCCCTTCAAAATTTTCATTTTTTAAGATCTCTAAAATCTTAGAATAAAAAATTATTGATTTATTTAAAGTCCCAAAAGTTACACCAGTTCTATTTTTAGATTCATCAAATTGACTGCCTTTTCTAGTAAAATGACCTTTTGTTATATATTTTTTTATAATATTAAAAGTTTGTTCTAACTTAAAAATAGGTTCGTCTAAAATTATATATTTATTAATTTCAATATATTCTACGATTGATTTCACGCTTATGATTATCCCCATTTCTTTTAGTTCATTGAGTGCTCTAGAGAATGAAGCCCCTATAAGTTTTTTATCTCTTACATTTTTTATGTTGTTTCCATATAAGTTTTTAGGTAAATTAATATCTAACTTACAATAAAAGTTGCCTTTAAATTTTCCAGTCTTAAAAAAATTAAAAAACGTTCCTTGTACCCTTATATTTCTTAAATCTCTTGTACTTTCTTTTAGATCGTCATATTTAATATCTAAACTTATTCGGTCTATCCCAACTTTTAAATATTCTTTATAATTTTTGGGAAACTTTAAACTTTTTATATCTTTACTACCAAATAGTTCGAAATATAATTTTTCTTGTTCTTCTAAATATTTTTCCCTAAAAAGTTTTTCATAATTGTTCACATACTCATCCTCACCTCCTATTTTTAAAGTTAATTTTTTCTACATTCAATGAAACCCATGAGCGGTATTGCCTGTTATGACGATTAAACCAGCTCAAATTTGGGTTTTATTCAAGATAGAAAATAAAAAGCCCTGCATAGTATCTCTACTAAACAGGACTGCTTGAGTCGCTAAATTATATCCTTTTGTATCTTTCCTTTTTTTATTGTCCCACAAATTCTACATTGTAATTCATAATTTGCAGTAGTTACCTTTGCTTTTGTTTTTATAGTAAATTCTATTTCATCTCTATTAACTATTGCTAATAACTTATTACATTTTTTGCATCTTATTTCTCTCATGGTTCTCCTTTATATTAGATCTAAAAGTTCTTTATTTATTGTTTTTAATTTTTCTATTTTTTCTTTACAAACTGTTAACTCATTATCATCTAATACTACTGGTGTTACTTGTTCCTCCAAATGTTTGGGAATTTCTAACTTAGCTATTATTTCATTTTTTTCTTTTAGTTGTGCTTCCAAATCATTTATATATTCAATTGCACCTAAGGGATCAGTCTTACTTTTTTTTAATTTTCCTCTTTCATATACAACAAAACTTCTAACCTTTCGTTCATCTGCTGGTACTTCTGATAAAATTTCTTTTGTACTTTTCCCCTTTTTTAAAAGATCCATTATTATTTTTTTTACATTTTCATCAAGCCCTTTACTCATATTAGTCCCCCCATTTATATATTTGTAGAGAAATTACAACGCTGGGTGTTTTTTAAAGGAGGACCAACATTGCAATGTCTCTATAAATATATAATAAATAAGATTAGACTCTAGCATAAGCTAAATAAAAATATTGTACTTTTCCTGTTTTTTTATCTAGTGTAGTACCAAAATCTATTGTATTTTTTTCTAACTTACTGCTATCCAAAGAGGCTAATAAGGTTTCAAACTCACTTTGATCTTCTTTAATTATAGAAATTAGTTTTAAGTTTTCTATACTCATAGCCCCTCCATGGGTAACATGTAGTAGTAAATAAATTAATCCTTTTCAAAGAATTAAATGGTGCTTTTCGACGGTGCACCTATGAGTTCATCCCATGTTTATTTTCTTCTAAAATTGCCCACTTAGCCTTTTTTTCCTCATCTTTTTTATATTTTTTAGCTATATCTATATATTCTTTTTCTAAATAATCTTTTATATAATTATTTTTTTGTTTTATTTTATTTTTTATAAAATCAGGTAGCTGTTCCCAATTTTTTAAAGCTTTTTCTAATAAGATTCTTTTATCTGTTTT